ATGATATTATCTATTTCTGAATTGGATTCCATGTTGCTTTTAAATTGAAGGTACTATATTATTTAGCTATATGACTACAAAAATAACGATAGAAAATTACGGAACATTTTTTATAGACCAAAACAAAGTTGGAGAATTGATTAAATGGCTACAAGCAAATTATATAAATCCTTCTATTGGTGAAGTTGTCAATCTTCAAGCAATCAATGGCAATCAACTTATTAATGGCTAATATGGAACAACCAAACATTCTCAAAGCTCCTAAGATTGCCTTTAAAAAGTCCCACCCAGACGCCCAACTTCCTTTCAGGAAGAGAACCAATGATACTGGATATGATTTATTTTCAATTAGTGACGTATTAATTCCGGCAAAAGGAGATGCAGAAGTTCCAACCGGAATTACCGTAGCAAAGGTTCCATTCGGGGTGTGGTTCCTGATCTTGCCTCGATCCGGAATGGGATTCCAGCACGGCATTCAACCTCATCTAGGAGTTATTGATAATCCTTATAGAGGAGACCTGTCTGTAAAGTTGTATAATTTTTCAGATAAAGACTACCAGATATCTAAAGGAGATCGCATTGCACAGATAGCATACTTTCCTCTTCTGGCTCTAGAGCCAGAATGGTCAGATGAAGTAGAAAACACGGACCGGGGTGATAAGGGGTTTGGCAATTCGGGAAAATAATATGAGTCAAGCAAATCATTACAACAAACTCTGGGTAGAAAAATATCGTCCCAAAAATTTAAATGATGTGGTTCTTTCCGCAGAGGTCAAAGAGCATTTTGAATCCCTGAATGATGACACCCCTCATCTTTTATTTTACGGATCACCAGGAACTGGTAAAAGTACAATGGCAAAAGTCATTGTTAATGACATTTTAAAGTGTCAATACCTTTACATTAATGCTTCAGATGAAAATGGAGTAGATACTATTAGAAACAAAGTCATCAGCTTTGCTCAAACTCGCTCCGTGGATGGAAAGAAGAAAGTAGTCATCTTAGAAGAAGCTGATGGTCTCACAGGAGATAGTCTCCGTATACTTCGTAATGTCATGGAAGACTATGAAGGCACCACTCGGTTCATTCTAACAGCAAATTACTTTAACAAAGTTATTGAACCTATTAGATCAAGGTGTTTGTTATTTAAATTACAACCAGATCTCAAAGAGATAGTTATTAGGTGTATACACATTCTTCAGGCAGAAAAAATAACAGTAGAAGAATCTCAAAAATCTGCTCTTCTTGCACACATTGAAACCAATTATCCAGATTTAAGAAGGATCATTAATGATTTGCAAAAGTTTTCAACTTCAGGAAAGTTGATCATGAAAGAGCAGCATCAAATATCAGACATAGTAAATTATGTTTATGATAATCTTCTTTGCAAAACTTCAAGCTTAGAAATTCGAGCTAAAATTATTGAAAATGAAAAAACTTTCAACGGTGATTATCAAACTCTAATGAAGGAATTATTTGAGGTCTTTTACAATTCAAAAAATGTAAAAGAGGTGACCAAAAAGATGGCAATGTGTGATATAGGAGAGTACATGTTTAGAGACTGCACAGTACTAGACCACGAGATTAATTTTTATATGTGTATTGCCTCCTTAGAAAATCATCTCAAATAATTATTTGACCCTCTTAAAGGAAGCGGAAGAAGCTCCTTTAGAGTTTTTCAAAGTAACATTTTTTGTAGGCAAAGAATTGTCTACAGAATGATTGTCTAGTTTAGATTCCATGCGATAGACCTTAGCGGTTACATCCCCTACAGGTCTTTCATATCTGTTTGGAACACTTTCTAACGGTGGAAGATTGATACCATAATCTTTTACCTCCACGGAGTCGTAATCACCTGGCACAGTAAATTCATTGAATTCTGTAGGCCATTCAACTTTACGAGGATCAGTCCGAAGAACCAAATAGCAATCTCCAGCACCCTCGTTATCATTAGCATCTTTTACATTTTGTTTGGCACCATCTGCAACGACTCTTTTTATGAAGAATAAAACTTGATCTGCTATGAGTTCTTTTAAAAATTTAGCAAAAGCAGCACTGCCGGAATAATGCTTTTTAAAATAAGCATGTTTTAAAAATGAAGGTTTGAGTACCACGGCAGAACCCTCTCTAAATCCTCCATTTGAAAAGTGAGAAAAAGCAGTTTCAAATAAAGTTTCGAATTTGTTAAATTTTTGTTTCATATAATATAGAGTTTGTCTAATAAATATTTACCTTAATATGGCGACTATTTATTTAGATAATTTGATTAAACCTCAAAAGGTCCAATCGCAATTTACAAATATTGCCACAGAACCCGAGCCCCTACATTACACATACAGGGACTTACATTTAGACTTAGAGATATTTAAAAACATCGGCAACGGGTTAAATGAGGTAAATTCTAAAGACATATCGGCAGATTATGACATCCAAGCCATACGTAATTCTATTTACAACATCTTTACTACAAAACCAGGCGAGAAAATACTATCTCCCGGTTTTGGTAGTTCTTTAGAACAATTTTTATTTGAAAGTTTGTCTGAATTTAAAGCTAATATCATAGGAAATTTAATTTTAAACAATCTCACAAAATATGAACCTCGTATAAATGTGACTAAAGTGTTGGTACATGCTAATTATAATGATTTACAATATGAAATATATGTTTCTTATGATATTCCTGATCATGGGTTAGTAGACACATTACAAATGAACTTTAATACCACCACCCACTCTTCTATACAAATACTATAATATCATGGCCAATTTTATTCAACCAACCACCTTAAATCCCAATATAGCGTTTGATCCATCTGAATTGCGCAATAAAATTATTGATAGATTGAACCAAGGCCAGGTTTTTACGGATCAAAACTATCAGGGATCTAATTTATCTGCTATTATAGATATATTGGGGTATGTTTTCGGCACATTGATGTATTATAATAGCAAAACATCTGCTGAGTCCATGTTTTCAGAGTCTCAAATATACGAAAACATGAATCGTATAGTAAAATTAATCAATTATAAGCCTATTGGAAGATTAACCCAAAATGTACCTTTTAATTTATTAGCCTATGAATTTTTAAATTCAGCCGCATATATTATTCCACGTTTTAGCTCCATCACATCAGGAAATACCACATTTTCATTGACTTCAGATTTAGCATTTTCTAAATTAACCAATGCAGCAGAAACAATAGCAGATGTTAACAACAATTATTTATTGCATCAAGGCTCTATAGAAGAATATCCGCTGTATAACTCAATTGGAGTTGAAAATGAAGTAATATTTTTATCATTAAATGAGTCTATTCAAATAGATCACTTCAATATTTTCGTCTATGTAAAGTCTACGGACAAAATCTGGAGAGAATATACCCGAGTTGAAGACAGATCTACCTACACAGCAAATGATAACTTATTTGAAGCAAGATTTAATGCCAATAAACGATATGAATTATCTTTTGGTGATGGAATAAACGGCTCACAACTCAAACAAGGAGATCTGGTAGCAGTATATTATTTAAATATTGACCCCCTTGCAATCAACATCGGAGCTGGAGCTTTGGACGGAGCCAGATTAATACCGTTTAATTCTATACAATTTCAAGAAATTCTATATGATACCGCAAATTCTTACGGCAACTACCTAGCTGCTAATCAATTTAATTTCATCCAGATGTCTAATACGTTTCCCTCTTCTGATTATTCCCCCGAAGAAACCGTAGACTCTATAAGAAACAATTCACCTAAAACTTTTAGATCTCAACATAGATTAGTTTCCTCTCAAGATTATCAATATTTTGTTAAAACAAATTTTAACAATCTAATATCCACTTCTCATATTGCCAGTAATGATGAATATTTGAGGGGGCATATGAGGTATTTGTATAACATAGGACTTAACAAGCCTCAATCAGAAACTTTGGTGTTATTCAATCAAGTCAAATTTGCTAACAGTTGTAACTTTAATAACATTTACGTATATTCTGTACCGGTCAGAGATCAATTATACCTATCTTCACCTCAAAAAGAATACATCTTAAATGAAATCAATAATTTAAAAACTATTACCTCTCAAATAGTTTTTATGGATCCAGAATACATACTTTTTGATTTTTACACCAAAAGGGCAGACGGTTCTTTTGACACGAGCGATATAAAACAAAGCAAATTGAGAATATACAAAAATTCAAATGTCAGAAGATCTAATTCTGCCATTTTATATGATGTTATTCAAGTAATAACCCAAGCCTTTAATAAAAGCACATCATCCTTAGGTCAAGACATTAATACTCATCAATTATCAACAGACATTCTATCCATAGACGGAATCAAATCTTTGGAAACTTATAGAGCTGATATAGACAGTGGAGTCAACGAAATTTCTTTGATGGCTTGGAATTCCAAATACCCTTCAGATGACGTAAATGTGTATACTCAATCCATACGGTTAGATTATTTTCAATTTCCTCTATTTAATGAAATAGCCAATCTATCAAATCGTATAGAAATTGTAGATTTGTCTAATTCCATCAAAGTACCTGAATTTTAAAAATGATAACTCCTACCGACTTTTCTATTAGTCCATCCTCCGGTGAATCCGGGGTCACAAATTTTGAATTAGATTCTGGTATTGTAGATACATCTTACAAAGTCACTTGGTATTTTGGTGACGGAAGCACCTTCTCTGGGCTTAAAGCTTCTCATACATATACATCTCCTGGAAAATATATAATTTCTTCAATAATATATCACGGCTCTGATGCACCTGTGTTTTTACAAAAAGAAGTTGAAATATCTTTAAATTTAAACAATTCTATATGTTTTAGTTTTATACCCCCTCCAACATTTGCTGGACATTATAATAGATATCCGTTTAGAGTCAATATAACCTCTCCTGATGTACAAGACCATTATGTAAATCTTGGGTGCCAATTTTCTCGATCCGACTCCCCTCAAGATATACCGAATAAATGGTCTTTCTTAAGGCCACAGTGGAGATTTTTTGACGTCAAAGGAAATCCAGTTCAAAAAATCAAAACAATAGACACACTTATAAAGGCAAACAGTGCAGGTAATATAGACCCTCTAGGCACCAATGTAATAGGAGTTTCTGGATATGCTGATTTTTACTTCACTGATGATATATACAATTTTGATTTAGCGACTAGCAATCAACCATACACCACAATTATAGCCACCCTAGACACTTTAGATTCAAAAGACTTTACTTTACAATCAGATTCACAGAACCTTCTCCCGAGCTTCGCAAATAGTTTAGCATCTGTTACTTGTCCTCATGTTTTTTTATGGAGAACTCCAGATTATTTAAAAATATCTGAAAATGGAATACGCAAACACTCCAATCCTAGATGGACATCTAGCAATGTGCCTATAATTGTAAATTCCAATTTCAATACGGAGGTTTATGATCCATTTAAAGAAGGTAACGGTGTTAAAGTAATAAACCCAGATTCATTTTTCGTTCATAATTTTCCTGTAGACAACAGAGATTCTTTATATTTAAATCTTCAAAGTCCTAATCATAATGTAGCATTTTTTCCTGAACCCTCTTTAGAATGGACAGATAGTTCTTATTATAAGACACCTGGATACTACAAAGGAGTTTATAACCTACAAGAAGTTAGTGCTACTAATTTACAAATAAATGCAGGGTTAACATTCAATATACCACCACTATCCGGCAATTATTACAGTCCATTGTTGTGGTTGTCTACGCCCTGTAAAAATCAATTATATATTTCAGAACATCAAAAATTTCCAGAACTGCGCAACATATCAAGTAATGACCCAGTCTATACTCGCACAGTATTTCTATCCAGTACTCCAGCTTCTAATAACTATACAATTGCAGCAAATCTTTTACCGGATTATCATGCTTGGGTGTTAGATGAAAAATTTAAAAAAATACATAGAGTATCTTCCTTTGGTCAAATTTTAACATCAATAGATATACCCAAATTACTAGAAAATTCTCTGATTATTTCTTTGTCTGGTTTGGCTGAAAATTATCTCGCCCCCTCTTTTTTAATAACTGACAGGGATAAAAATCTCTGGGTTTCTTTAAAGAATGGCATATCTTCTTTTAAATTGGATTCTTTTGGAAATTTTTTAACAGCAACCAATCCATTTATTTCCGGAGGATATCGAGAGCACACTAAGCCGGTTAATGTTGAAACAGACACTCAGAGCAATTTATATGTGTCTTATACAAACTCTTCCGAGGTTTCGGGTTTTGTGGTAAAGTACTTTCCAGACGGCACTATATGTGAAACTAGAAATTTTTTAGAACCTGTAGCCAAGTGCAATCATATAAAATGTGATAATTCAAATCATGTTTGGTTTGTACATTCTTTGGATCCAGTAAATAATTTTGACATAATAGAAAAAAAATCTGCAGAAGGCAATTTAGTATATTACACAGCAGCCAGTGCCACCAGTGCTGCTCAATTTGGGCCGTATAATAATGTAAATTATTTAACATTAGACAAACATCAAAATTTGTGGTTTACCTGTAACAATAAAAGTTTATATAAAATATCTTCAATTACATATGAAATTTCTAGCATAGAATTAATCAGCGAATTATCACCAATTGTTCCAGAAAGCAGATATGCTATTACCGGCCTGGCTTCTAATTTTAGTGGTAAGATATATGCCATTAATTCAGATGAAAATTTAGTATATGTAGTTAATGATTCTATGGTTATAGAAGATACGTTTTATATAAAAGCCTCTTCTTGTGCGGTGGGAGATTGGACTGGATTTAATTGGATTAACAAATATGGTGCTTCTATCCCTGAATTTTCTGTGGAAGAAACTTATAAAACCATATATGGCAATTCAGAACCTTTAGATTTTTATGTAGACACTGCTACAAATTATAATTTTTTAAAGGTGAATGAAAATTATGATCTAGCCAAGACGCTAAAAGGCTATGCCTTTACACCCAAATTGAATGAAAGTCCGGAATTGTTTGATAAATTTTTTGGTTCCTTATATGGTCAGTATCCATTTAAGCCTAATGATCCTGGAGTTGAAACTTATCAAAAAATTGCAAATTTTGTATCCAACCACAATGACATAGATACTTGCAATATTGATCAATTATATAGTAATTCTGAAATGGTAGATTTATTAACAGATGATTTTCGTTTAAAATATCCAGCTTCTATTCAAAGGTTGATGGATCTTGCTAGTATCAATCAAAGTAGATTGAGAGGTTCAACAGATTCTGCTGGGTTAGAATTTAATGCCCGCAATCAATCTGGATTCTTCAATAGAGGCACTCTTATATCATCCTTTTCCTATAGAGTTTCTGGTGGTATTCCCTTGGTCCTAGGAAACAAAACAACATACAATCCTTATAAATTGATATACACCGGGAGAATAGGAGGCAAACGGTATTATGACATAGACGTATTGGCAGATTACCTAGGTCTTCCTTATCCGTGGAGAAATGAATATGAATTTTATACCTACGTGCCTTCAACAGAGGGGGATCAATTAGAAGGTATAATAGACTGGAATAATCCTCAAACAACTATTAGTTTTTCTAATTCCTCCTCCAATGTTTGGTCAGGACATGAAGGAATTTTAGAAACAGTTTTTGGTTACGAACTCTATAAAGGTTTAAATCTCTTGAACGATTAACTTGTTTGCTAAATATTAGTCATGTCTAACAGCATTCAAGCTTTTAATATACAGACCATAGGCATCTGGCCTAATGAAACGTATCAAATAAATCCGTTGGATCAATACATAGATCCAAATGCTGGGTTTTTACCCGCGGAAAATATGTTTCGGTATTTAAACAATTCCTTGAATGAAACAGACTCTTTTCACACTGTAAATTATTCTGGCATAACTTACAACTTTTCTCCAATAGTTAGTCAATATGCAATAGACACCACTCCAAACTCTAAGTTTGTATGGGATTTAACCTCTCACCGCAAAAATTATAATTTTGGACCACAATTTAATTATTTCTATGCTCTGTCCAATCCAGGAACTGATGCATACTATCGCAAATATTATGCATATCTCTTATATCCAGCTCGTTTATTTCTAAAACCCCTTTCTTTGCAGAAAAATGCTTCTTCTTGGACTCTCACCACAAGCACGGTTCTAGTATCTCCTCAAACCTATTTCTTTTCGGGGTCTAGTCATGAATTTCCTTCATATCTTCAGCACACCCAACACATAAACACCAAACCCACTTTTTACCCTCTCCCAATAGACACTGCAAATAATTTTATATTTGAATTATCTGCCTGTAGGATGATGAAAGATGTTCCGGTGGTTTCTTTTACAGGAGATTTTAATCCCTACAGTGCTAGTAGATCTTTGGATCGGATAGGTGGGTGTATTAGACCAGATTCTACATTTATTTCTTATAATGTTGACTACACTCAACCCACTGGAAGCACTTCTTCATTGGGTCAAGTGTTGCCCGACACGGACCCCTTAATATCTCACGCATTTAAAACTTCTTATATTCTCAACCAATCAGAATTATCCTCTGGTAAATTACAAAAATTTCAACTGCTTCAAAATAGGCCCCAAGAAGGCACTAAAAATTTAGGAGATTCCTCTTATTGCATACTCAGTGCAGTTTTTAATTTGTCGTCTACAAATTTACAATATTTTAATTTACAGTTTATTAAGGAAAATTTTACTCATGTAAACGCGGTTACTGGCCGCGCCGGAAGCATAATAGGTGCTTCTTATATAATAGACAGTGATAAATTTCTATTTTCAAATGAATCATGTCAAAGCACGTTTACTTCTTTTCAAATTAACGGCAGTGTTAAAACCCTAGGAATACCTGTAAATTACCAGAATCTGACAAGCAGTTCTACCTGGATAACAAAATATCCTCCACATTATTATAGTTATAAAACCTCTTTATATTCTCCTAGTAATGGTTACAATAGCAAAGCAGATACCTGTAATCTAACATTCTTTCTACAAACATCTGTTTTAAATTTAACAACTTCCAATGCTTTACTTTCTTCTTTTATAGGATCAGATTATAATGCATTGACTTACAATCTCCCGGATAACAATTTAAATGAATATATTAAATTTGAATTATTATCAGATAATTCATTGTTTAGAAACAACAATTCTTTAAGTGCTATTAATTTTTATTATGGTCCTTCATTAAACGTGCCTTATAATATAGAAATTTCTCCGTGGGTTCCGGTATCTTCTGCTTGTAAGCTGTTTATAGATTATCCGGGCACCCCTTATGGTGAAACATTTTTAACAATTCGTTCCACTTTAAGCTCACCCGCTGGATATTTGGCATCTAAAGAAGCCGTAAACATCTTTTTTGCACCAAATCAAACTCAATCTGCAGTTGGTAGTCCTATTTTTCTAGATTTAATAGATCAGCCCGTAGATGCATTCGACGTTACCAGTGCCTTTCTAACGGCAGCACCACAATGGCCTACTAAAAATTTAATAGGTTCTTTTATTTCCTGGGATTTCTTTCCCAAAACAATAGGAGCTCAACTTTATTCTATAGATTCTTTAGGCAATCCTTTATTAGCACTTTCTGCTAATGAAAAAGTTGCTTTTTCTGATCTTACCCAAAATGTTAGATTGTCTGGTACAGGATTTTCGACAGTGGTGATATATCTATCTTCCCAAAAATATAATCAAACCACTTCCCTCACTTCCAACTCTGCTTTATATGACCCGTTTGTTTTAAACAAATTTATTATAGGCCCCAATTCTGTTTTATCTAACGTTAACCGCACTCGAACAATAAGCTTAACAGCATTGCTGCCTTACGGGAATCAATTGTATAGCATACCTTACAACACCCCAGTCTCTTGGACGTGGGATTATACCACAAACACTGCCCCTTCTAGAGGACCCATCAATGCATATTACGGACCTAACAAGACTCCATATGTGTATGCAACTGAAATGAGTGTTAATGTCTTAAGTTCTATTTATTTAGAAATAACTCCCACAGACAACGATTCAATTCCAGTTCTCAACCATGTTAGGGCTCACCTGAGCAGCAAAGTCAGAGTACCTGCCATATACTCAACCTATGAATTCGTTGTTGATGATTTTCCTGCTCGCTCTGTATTAAATTCAGATTTTCGTATAGGATATACAAGCTTTCAAAGCCCATCAGGAACTATTTTAGATACTGGTTTAGATCAATATGTTTTAACAAGGCCACAAGACGGAACAAATATATTATCCTTGTCTAGTTACGCTAATTCACACATCAGTCCCTCTACTACCTATGTATGGACCATTTCTGATAATGCAAACACCTTGTCTTCTGTTACGGTTCCGTATTCAAATCATTTTATTAATTATAACATTAAAACTGCTGCAACTGCAACCTACATTTCATTAAGTGCAGTCAAAGCCGTAGTTGACGCCTGGGGCAATGTCAATATAACTGATAATTCAGAATTTTTATCATCCCCGGAACATAGTGTAGAGACTAGTGTTTACATATATACACCCACTTCTGCAGAATTTTATAAGCCATTAGAATTTGTTATTTATCCCGAGTATGCTTGGTTGGGTGGTCGTCAATTAACATTATTAACTCCTTCTAATTACACCCTTTCCAAGGCACCTTCAGCATATTCTCATAAAAAATCTAGTAGCCAAACTTTTTGGGTTAGTGCTAATAAAAAATTTAACGAATATAATTACTGCATAGGGTCTTCTTATAAATTTTTATCATCGGTCAATGCTAATATTGGCCTCATAGACATTCCATATACCACAGAACTTTCTGATGTGTCTGGACTAATGATTTCTTTGTCGGGGTTTAGTTTAGCATATCCTTCATACGCATCTATATATTATGTTAAACCGGAAAATGGGGTTTTAAAAACATTTACATTCCCTATCACCGCTCAAACTCAAAATTTATCCGGTAACCCCTCATTAAATGTCTTTAAGTCAAATCCTTACATTGTACCTCATAAAATAGACACAGTGTTTAATTTTTCATTGGCGACTACCTCGTTGGATTTAGATTATACTAGAATAATAACTTTAACCCAGCACATTACAACCTCTCCTCTAGAAGCACCGGCTCAGCCTCTTAAGGATTTCGGGACTATTACCTATCTACTATCCACCGATTATTGGGCTAAGGAAATTACAGTTCCTTCTATTGACGGCACATTTGACGCCATTTCCTTGAATATAGGTGATCCGTTTGAGGAAGGGTATATTAGCAACTCTAAAACCAACCATTTATCATTCAGGCCGTTATTTGCCACGATGCCTTATCAGATACCTTCTTCAACTTTTGATAATTATTCTATATTCAGTTATGCCAGTGCCAGAGACCTATGGAGTCCGTATATCCAGACAACTAGTCTTTCTGCTACCAATGAATGGCAGACTCTTGTCGCATATTATACAGGGTCCATGCCACAGGCATTTTTGTCCACTTACATAGCTCTAACTGGCCAGGAAATATACATAGAATTCACCTCTCCAGATGAATTAGAACACCATTACATAACTCATTGTGTTACAAATTTTGGCGAGCTTAGTGGAACATTTACCCAATCAGTCTCTTCTGACAAAAATCAACCGGCCAAGTATACATACAATTCAAGTGGCTCGTTCTTTATACAATATGAAGTCTTTTATAACGATGGCACATCTAAGATTAATTTTCTTCCAGACGCCATTACAATATTTCCACAATGGACTGTATATAACCAGGAAGCCATTCGAACAATTAATGAAGCTTCTCTTGCATTTAATTATTCATTAGATCAAATAAAAATTCAACCCAATGAATGGGGTGATGTTGATATTTTTAATACAGCCATATCTCGTCTTCACGATAATTTACAATATTTGCGAGAAAATTCTCAAACTATTGACACAGATTCACCTTCTATGTTTTATGGTTGGTTGGGATGTAATTCTTTTAAAAAATCTGAAGGCATACGTTGGTATGCTAAGAATTTTGATGAATTGTTTTATGAGGATTTAAATTTTGCCACAAATTCTGGCAGTTCTAGTTTTTCCAATATTCAAGACGTGGCAGCCACTGATGATTATATATTTGTGTTGGATAATTTTAAACTGAGAGGTTTTTATAATAAACATTATAAACCAGTAGAAACTCTTTTTGTATCTTCCTCTGACATTTCTTCTTCTTGGGACTTGGAAATGGTTGCTCCTTGCAGCATGGATATAGATACAAAAACTTCAAATATATATGTCGTAGACCCACCGCGCAATAAAGTGGTTTGCTTAAATATAGATTATAGCACTCCGGCAATAAACTTTTCTGTTAATATAGGAGGTTTTGGTTCTAAAAATGATTCCGGAAAATTTAATGCTCCTTCCCAAGTAATTGTTTCTAGTGATAGTGTTTTTGTGTTGGATTATAATAACCAATGTGTTAAGGAGTATACCACAGACCTTAATTGGATTCACACTTATTTTACAGAAGATTTTAACACAGACCAACCTATTAGTATTGCTAGTACAAACAGTGGCACCGTTTATATTTTGACTAAATCTATGAGAGTATATATCTTCATAGAATCTAACCCATCAACCCCGCTTATCCAGTTTTCTTTATTAGAAATGATGTCTAATAAAGAAGATGCTATTAAAATGATATTAGACGAAAACGGAAGTTTCTTGTATATTACAACTCCCACAAAGATTTTTAAATATACATCAACTCCTATAAAAAACAGTACAACCACCTACATAGGGACTTATATAGGAATAGTAGATTTTAAATTTCCGTCTTCTGCAATTAAGAAAGCCACAAATCAGAATTTATTAATTGCCACTCCAAATGCAGTGGCAAAGGTCCAAGACATTGTGTCTTTATTTAAAATCGGGGATGGTCTTCCTTATCAAATGTGGTCTTTAGATCAATTATTACTTGATAAACAAGAATTTGCGTCTGATGTAAATTACAACAAATCACTTGTCAGATTAACTCAAAATATTAAAACATTTAGAAACAATCTCAATTCTAGATTTGTAAAAATTTATAAAAAAACAGATATAGGTGATTTATATTACTTTGCTTTAGATCCAGTACCGGTTGGTGATCAACCTCAATTTGAAAAAGATGTGGAAAATGAATCTGTAAACATAGGAGTCAACGAATTACATATTCCTCAAGTATTTAACAGAGAATTGACAAAAATTTATAATGCCTTAGATCAATTGAGATTATTTTTAAATATTTCTGATCTGTCTCTGTCTAGTGCGTCTATTATTAAAGAAAATTTTTGTTGGTCGTGGAAATCAACTGCTTGCCACAATTTAACCCTGCCATCTATTAAGGTAGCCAACGTAAATCCTATTACATTTACAGAACTTAAAAAGAATTTTCCTATAGAATATGCTCCTTCTAAGCTTTGGAAAGATGCAGTTTCTAATTGCTGTTCTTAATTTGATAAAAATAAATTATCTATAAATACCTAAAATGTTTAATTCTTCCTCCATAACCTTAAATCCGTTGGAACTCACTCAAACATTAAACAGAGTATCCCCCTTTGTATTGTCTATAAATCCACAATTTACAGATCCTCTATCAAAGTCTTATAAAATAGTATATGATTTTAATGACGGAACCTCTACAATTACCAAGATATTAAAAGCCACTCCATATCAAAAAAATGATCTTTTAAAATTTCCTTATGAAATAACAGACCCGCGCAATGAAATAGTTTCCCACACGTTTATTTTACAAAAAGAAACTTCTAAAACTTTTTATATTAATGTTAAAGTATATTCGGTCATGGATGCTATCTTTGGATCTGGAGAAACCCCAAATTACAGTGAATTTATAATAACTCTTCACCTACAAGCACCCACCCTTGATACCAAATCGATAGAATTAAGCAGTAATTTTTTTGAAGAAATTCACTTATTAAATTCCAGGATGTTTGATTTAGATAATACACTTTTATATAATTTTGAAAGCTCCAATCCTCACTATTTGTTGCCCACAGTGGTCAAATGGCATGATCCTTTCAATAACCTAAACACTGCACCTTTTCTTTTTGATCCAGAATATTCTCCAAGAGGAAGATACCCTAGATAATATGCTTAATTTTCAAAACCACACCACACCAGGAGAACTTTGGCTGCGAGATCCCAAAGGCAATAAGGCATCTGCAGCTACTTTATTGAGTAATGTTTATAATAAATACCAAACATTAAACCCCTCAATAACTTCCAACTTAAACGGCTCTGTATATCTCAATGACCAACAAATATATGATACATTTTATTCTGAATTAACCTCCAATCAAATAACTAGATTTGATACATTTTATGATAGCCTTTTTATTGAGACCAAATCTGGATGTATTTTTGAAAAGATATATGTTGATAAAGATGTAATTAAACCCTTTTCTGTTGCAGATAATTTTACAGCTAAGCACAATGTTAATCCAGGATTTTTGTCTTATGATAGTTATGTAGATTATTGGTTTGATGAATCAAAGAATTATGTATACTTTGCGTATATTTCTAATTTAAATGAAAACAAAGATTTTCCTCTCAGATTTGCATTTGCTTTAATAGTAAATCAATTTGATTGCAAGACCGGATTAATAAGAACAATTATGTTGTGGAAGGTTATCCTAGGATTTAATTCTAGTATAAATTGGGATATATTTGATTATGTATTAGAAGCTCCTAAAATTACCTTCAACTCCTCTACTCGTACTTTTAATGTTTCCTTCTTGTTAAAAAATATTGTTAGACAATTTGGATTGGTGAGTATAAACTTCAAGCAAACTGACACAGTTCAGCAAGGAACTTTTGAAATCACAGAAGTCAATGGCCATTTACCATTTTTTGAGCTAGATCCCACCAAATGTGAAGCATATCCATATGACCCCAGAGCCCTGTCTCATTATCGAGTTGTAACGGTGGCTAGTGAGAAAACAGACCCAGCTTATAACCTCAAATTCATAACTTTAGTCTCTTACAATCCCGATGAAGAACTTGTCGCTAATTATCTTGTTGTGGAATAAGTAATAAAAATGGATCCTTTAATCACAAATGGCGAAATAAAAATTACAGACCTATCTAGGGCCCCGATTTTAAGATCTAGTGATCTATTCGTAGCCGCCACCCATTTAGACGGTTCTGCTGATATAACCACCCAGGCCATATCCTCTTGCGTATTGCTTGATTATGTTCTCTCACACGGTCCCTATAATTTTGGAGCCAATTTATCCAGTATAGGAGTCCACACCAATCCAACTCTCGATGGATGTTTTGTTTGTGATATTAATGCCAAACATTACAGTATTATTCCCAGCAACCCAGCATGGCCTCAATCTCAAAGCCAACCTGAAGCACCTAATTGCACAACTGATTCTTACTATTCTAACATAGGAGGAGGAACTGGTAATGTGGTATGGGGTACAGAATCCACCATCGGCGGCGGTTGCTATAATACGGTAATGGACAGTAATTCTGTTATAGCCGGTGGTAAAAATAATATAATAAATTGCTGTGAATCCTCAATAGGTGGCGGCGGTAATAATATATCATGTGGAATATACACCACTATTGGAGGAGGAAATTGCAACGTAGCAAATCAAGAAGCTAGCACCATAGCCGGTGGTAAACTCAACCTGATTACAACTCCAGAATTGACTAATATTACATACAGAGGAGGAGTTATTTCTGGGGGCACTAATAACGCTCTTTCTGGATGTTATGGATTTATTGGCGGCGGATTTCATAATGATTCCACCGGCAACCACTCCGTTATAGTTGCTGGGGAATGTAACAATATAGATTCACACCACAGCTTTATCGGTGGTGGAGAATTTAATAATATTGCATCTGGTAATTGCAGTGTTATAATAGGAGGAGGTTCCAACATTATATCCGGCGGCGCCTCTATATTAATAGGAGGAACTCACAATAATATTAATGGAATTTACTCCGTTGTAAATGGTGGCTATACTAATTCTATAACTGGTGAATATTCTTATATAGGCACCGGAGATCATAATCATATCTCTGGGAACAATTCTTCTGTAGTGGCAGGTGTTTGCAACTTTATTGCAAGTGATCATTCTTTTATAGGAACCGGTCTGTGTAATTCTGCCATTCAAACCCATGCTTCAGTTCTTAATGGCAGGTGCAACAATTCATTGGGTGAGTTTTCGGCAATTCTTAATGGGCAGAATAATGTTGCTTTAGGATCTAACTCAACTGTTCTTAACGGGTGTGTTAATACTGCATCCGGAAATTGTAGTTTAATTGGTGGCGGCTGCTATAACATAGCATCTAATGCATATTCAACTATTCTAGGGGGTCATCATAACTCAGCAAGTGCTGTACATTCTTTTATAGCTGGTGGAAGCTATAATAGCAGTAATTCCTATAACAATACTTTTATATTAGGATCAACTATAAGTGCCACCAGGGTTGATTTTACTTACGTAAACAATTTAAGTTCAGGAAATGAAATATATGCAGCCAACAATGTTTGTAGTATTAATCAATGTGCCACAGATTGCATAGGTTCGGGTAACAACATATGTGCCACTAATACTATATGTGGAAATTATATATGTGGAAGATCTTGTGTAAGCACCCCTCGTTCATTTTCTTCTATTTGTGCATCAACCCCTTTAATCAGTTCTCAGTATGCATATATCTCAGAAAAGTTGTATGGCAATATAATATATGCTAACAAGTGTGTACACACCACAGATATAGAATCTTCCACTATAACCAATATAGGCACTCTTACAAATGTGGGCCAACTTACAAGTGTTGGGTCCATTTGCAATTACGGAGCATTTAACAACACTGGCACCATGTGCAATACAGGATATTTCCACAATGAAGGAACTATCTGCAACACCACTGGGTCTATATGCAGTAATAGTGATATAGTGGTGGGTACTACAGGAAGATTCTTATCGGGCGGTCAAGATTTATTAGAATTGTTTAATTCTTACACAGCTGGATCGGGGTTTTATAAAACCCCTTATGTGGTTCAATTTATAGGAGATGGTGTCACTACAAAATTTAGTGATTCAAATTTTCCCAGCATAAATCCAAATAATTTTTTAATTTCTATAGCGGGTTTAATTCAAAGACCTTATATAGATTTTACCAGCAATTTATCCAACAAAGGATCTGTGGTATTTTCTTCACCTCCACCAGCTGGGCAATTAATTAATATATACGCCAATCAAAGTAGTGAAGTGGGTAAGAGTATTGTTGGATTTTATAATCCTCAATATACAACCTTCATTGCGGACGGTACCTCCTTGGATTACTCTATTCCGAGTGAAGTATATAATGGCACAGACCCTAATGGATATTTGGTTTCTGTGACTGGATTGGTCCAAAGACCCACTACAGACTTTACAGTGTTAAGTGCTAATGATGGCTTAAATGGCATTATACATTTTGTAGCCCCTCCACCCTTAAATGGAGCAGTAACCATACATTCATTTAAATTTTCTACAATTTCAATTTTTAATTCCATATTTAATTATCTCTCAGCTAGTAATTTTAATATTCCCATATCTTCATTTACCGCGCCTGGAATTACAGCTGCTCATATAGTAGCAACTTCTGATATATATACTCCTTTTATAAATGCCACTCGTATAGCGGGTTCTACTGTCAGCGGAAATCTTACCATTACAGGTAATTTATCCACTTTAGGGACTACGACCTTCGTGGGTTCTATAATATCAAACACTAGTGCTTTGAGTGTGATAAATTACGGACCTTCTCCAGCACTGTGGGTGGGTCAATATAGTACAGCTGGGGACATAGCATCCTTTTATGACTTAGACCAACAAAGAGAGGTGTTGCATGTAGGAGGCATTAACGGTATTAACCCAAATGTTGGTATTTTAACTTCCACTCCCAATAAAACATTAACTGTAGTGGGAGAAATTAGTGCCACCGGAAGTCTTTTCTCTTCAGGAAACCTTAATGTAACCGGTTCGGGTATTAATTACATAAACGGCAATGTTGGATTAGGCACTTTAACTCCTCGCAGTAAATTGGATCTTAATGCCGGAGTTATAGCCGGAGTTGCTAATATTAGAGGGGTTTCTAATTCTGGAGCTTATTCTATATGGGGTGGTTTAGGGACAGATGGAGCTATAGATGGAGGTTATGTACAATTGTATGGTAGTGCTCACACTGGTTATCCAAATTTATTATTATTTGGAAACTCTTCTTCCAATGAAACAATGCGCATTGCTTCAAACGGCAATGTAGGAATAAACGATACTGCTCCCTCTGAAAAGCTATCAGTCACTGGTAATATTAGAGCCACAGGCACCCTCAACATAGGAGGTACCAGCTTACTCCATGGCCCGTTATGGTTGGGTAGACAAGACGCTTCATTGGAAGGAGGACAATTAACTTTTGCCAAAGCATTAGATAATACAGAAGCTTGGACCATTGATGTTTTCGGAAATGATGCATCTCCTCGTTTAAGATTTTTTACTTCTAACGAAAAGATGACCATTTTAAACAATGGCAAAGTTGGAATAGGAACCGCTGCTCCTACTAGAACATTAGAAGTAAACGGAGATTTCCAAGCAACTAACATTTATGGATCTTTAAATGTAAATCAAATAGCCGGGACTCTTTTAACCTCTCAAGGCGGAACAGGCGGCGCCACCGCTTCAGCGGGTGCAAAGAATTTATTAGACGGGATAGGCACTGGTACATCTGGTTATGTTTTAAAAACAGGAGGTGCTGGAAATTATTATTGGGCAGCAGAAACGGGAGCCACCGTCCAAGTAGGAACTCTTATAAATTCTACTCGGGCGGCATGGACGGCCACGGCCTCTCAAACTGTATTCACGGCCCCTTCTTATACAACCGGAGCCAATCAATTAAGAGTATATGTTAATGGCGTTCGCCAAACCACCAATGATTACGCAGAAACATCTACAACTTCTTTTACATTAACAGTTGGTTGTAATGCTGGAGATTATGTTTTAGCAGAGGTGGATGGATATTATACATATCCAAACATAGCGTCTGCAGTAGTGTTTAGCCCCACAGGCAATGTCGCTGCTATAAATGTTCAATCTGCAATAGCAGAGCTAGATACAGAAAAATTTGATAAAACTGGGGGACCTATTTCCGGGGATGTAACAATGTCTGCTGCTAAAATAACCTTAGCTGCAGGAACTACCACTAAACCGCCTTTAGTGTTTTCATCTGGTGCAACCCTTAGTAGTTTATTGGCTGGCGCCGTGGAATGGGACGGTTCTAAACTATATGTCACATATACTGCGGGCCCTACAAGAAAAACAGTGGCCACAGAAGATTATGTAACCACGGCCTTAGGATCTTATGCCCCTAAAGCAGCTCCTGCTTTCACAGGAGCTTGCCAAATTGGTGTAAGTGGAACTAATGGTAGTCTTTTAGTTTACGGCGACATAAATGCCACAGGCGATGTAATTGCTGCTTATGCCCCCTCAGATATAAGACTTAAATCTAACATAGTTCCTATATCCGATGCGTTAAACAAAATTGATAAAATTTCTGGTGTTGAATTTATATGGAATAATAAACAGCAACTTTATAAAGGCAAGGATGTGGGAGTTATTGCCCAGGAAATAGAAAAAGTCTTACCCGAAGTGGTAGCCGTCAGACATGATGGATATAATGGGGTAAAATATGAAAAAATTGTGGCTCTATTAATTGAAGGTATTAAAGAATTAAGAAAAGAAGTAGAGGAGTTAAAAAGAAAGTAATAAATTTATTAAATTATGACAAAAGTTAAAAGTTCAACATTAGATTTAACAAATCTTTCAGCAATAGCCGCCGCCACCGGCGGAGCCACCTACACAGGCGCTTGGACCCCTGGGAGCGGTGGAACTTTTGTTTCTACTTCTTGTTCTGGAAATGCAGCAACCGCTAGTGCTTGTACCGGCAACGCAGCTACAGCTACAAATGCAACCGCATTGCGCAATGCTGCCACCACCGCATACATACTCGCAGCTCTTTCCGGTGCTAGTACGATAGTACAAACTGACACATACGGGTCCATAACAGCCACCGGAGACGTAACCGCATATTCAGATGCTAAACTTAAAGAAAATGTAAAAACTATTGACAATGCTTTGGATAAAACATTAAAATTAAGAGGAGTCTATTATAATAAAATAGATGATCAAACGAAGCGTCAAAATGTTGGAGTTATAGCCCAGGAAATTAAAGAAATTTTACCAGAAGTGGTACATTGCGTTGATTCAGAGAATGAAGATTCTATTTTATCAGTTAGTTACGGCAACATTGTTGCTCTTCTTATAGAAGCTATTAAAGAACAACAAAAACAAATAGAAGATTTAAAGAAGGTTGTTACTAAGTTAAATAAATAATATGAGTTTCGTCAAAGCCACTTTAAATATGTTTGAAATTCCACTCAGTGGAGTTTTAGCCGGTAAAAACTCTGTAGTCAATCATGATAACAGTTTCATTATCGGATCGAACATGATGTCAACATCAGCAAATGTTTTATTTGTTAATAGTTTAAGTGCTTCTGGCAAAATTTTTGGAGTTACTGATGGTAGCATGGTTAACTCTGTAGGAGGAAAAAGAGGCAATGTAACCTTAGAAATTCCGGATGTTAATTACCTGGAAACAACTTTACAAAGTATTGAGCAAACTCTTTATTCTAAATTAGATTTAGTAGGAGGTACCATTGTTGGAGATCTTACAGTCACGGGAGGAATATCTGCACAGGGAGGAGTTCATTTTGCCAATACCATATTTTCCACAACCTCTTCTTTAAGTGTGGTCAACACTGGGTACGGCCCCGCTCTTTATGTATATCAAGGCAAAGGATCTGGAGATGTCGCTTCTTTCTATGACGGTGACGGAATAGAAGTTTTACATATAGGAAACGCAAAAAATACAGCAGGGCTGGATCCATCTGGGGTCATTGGGATTAAAACCTCTAATCCCAACAAAACTTTAACGGTTGTGGGTGAAATCAGTGCTACCTCAGATATTACCACTTCTGGTAAATTTAAAGGAGATGGAACTTCTTTGACATTGCCTTTGGCAACCTCTGGTCTTGCAGGTGTATTTAAATTAGGAGCTGGGTTATCTTTGGATCCGAACGGCGCTTTGAATATTGCCAATATTTTCACCGGTGCCACTGGAGCTACGGGTCCCATTGGAGCCTCTGGAGCCACTGGACCTCTAGGAATTACTGGAGCTACGGGACCTTCCGGGCCTATCGGATTTTCGGGCTCTCCTGGTCAAACAGGGACCCAAGGATCTACTGGAGCCACTGGATTGGGCGCTACTGGAGCCACTGGCATTCAAGGTCCAAACGGCGCCACTGGACCCTTTGGTGCCACCGGCCTTGGAGCCACCGGCGCCACAGGCATTCAAGGCCCGAGTGGGGCGACAGGTCCTCAGGGTATTCAAGGAACTCCTGGAGGAGCCACTGGGCTTCAGGGTCCTACAGGAGCCACGGGATTAGGAGCCACCGGAGTTCAGGGGCCAGCCGGCATTCAAGGGGCCACTGGAATAGGAGTTCAGGGACTTAGTGGTAATCCAGGAGCTACTGGAGTCATGGGTCCCGCCGGGCCTGTAGGTGCTACTGGAATAGGTGCCACCGGACTTCAGGGCACTATAGGAATACAAGGAATTCAAGGTCCAAGCGGGGCCACGGGTATTCAGGGTGCCACTGGTTTAGGAGCAACCGGCATTCAAGGACCCACAGGTGCCACGGGAATACAGGGTGTCTCTGGTTTATCTGGTAGTCTAGGACAAACTGGACCCACAGGTGCTACTGGTATTCAGGGAGCCACAGGAATACAAGGTGCTACTGGTATTCAGGGAGCCACTGGTGCAAACTTAGACAGTACTAAACTTCCTCTAGCAGGTGGAACCATGACTGGTGGGATAAATCTTCTCTACGTCACAGAAACATATGCAGTCCCTTCCATTGTATCCAATGCAGTTGCTTTTGATTTAACATCTGCCTCTTTATTTAGATTAACTCTAAATTCTACAGTCACTATAACCTTTACAAACACCCCAACTGCTCCAAAAGTTTATAGTTTTGCTTTACAGACTATAGGAGACGGAACTGCTAGAGCCATTACTTGGCCCACTACTATTAAATGGCCAACAGGAGTTGCACCCACCGTAACATCTACTCTTAATAAAGTAGATACATACAGCTTTCTCACATCAGATGGTGGCTCCAACTGGTATGGATATATAGGTTATCAGGGACATTAATTATGAAATTATATTGCTTAGTAGAAGACAGAAAAGATGAAGAAGGTAATGTTTATAAGAGTATAAACCAAGGTCCCACAGAATTGCCGCAAAACACTTCATTTGTTTCTAATTTAAATTCTTTAGACGAAACCTCTCTTAAAGAATTGGGATGGTTGCCTTATAAAAAGCAATCAGAAGACAAAGAAGTTTATGTTTCTTCTAAATATGAAATTTTAGAAGACAAAGTAATTGAAATTATAGAAACCAGAAATAAAACCGAAGAAGAATTAAACATTGATAAAGAAAAGAGAGAATATTATCTATGGCAAGATTTGAGAAAACAAAGAGATCAGTTGTTGTCTGAATCTGATAAAATGGTCATGGTGGACAAGTGGGAAAAAATGAATGAATTTGAAAGAGAAAGGATATCCACATATCGTCAATCTTTAAGAGACTTGCCAGATTTAACCAAAGATCCTGCCGAAGTAAACTTTCCAGTTCTTTAATTTTATGTCTTTCTTATTTGCCCAGCGCAGGAGTTTTTCGAATTCTTTGTCCGTCAAAGGCCTCGGAACATTTAATAGAATTGCAGCGACCGACGGCTGTTCTTTGGCTCTTAAAAGTGATGGCACATTAATTGGATGGGGAATTGGCCCTCACCTTATCATTCCTTCTAGTGCTAATTCAGGGGTGGTGGACATTAAAGTAAGCCAGCAAGGTTGTTTGGCTCTTAAAAGTGATGGTTCAGTGATAGGATGGGGCACTAATTGGTATGGTGAATTCACCATTCCTATTGGAGTTAGTTCTAAAGTGGTGAGTATTTCCCTGGGCGGCCATCATTCTCTAGCTCTTAAAAGTGATGGCACTGTAGTTGGCTGGGGGGATAATAGTTACGGCCAAATTACTATTCCTTCTAGTGCCACTTCTGGTGTGGTGGCTATTGCTTGTGGGTATTACCATTCTCTAGCTCTTAAAAGTGATGGATCTGTAATTGCCTGGGGATTTAATAATTTTGGTCAAACCACTATTCCTATTAGTGCTAATTCTAATGTGGTTGCTATTGCTGCAGGTGGCTTCCATTCTCTAGCTCTTAAAAGTAATGGCACTGTAGTTGGCTGGGGGAGCTATGTTTATGGAGAGCTCGCCATTACAGATTCTAATGTGGTGGCTATTGCTGCTAGTGGGAATGTTTCCTTGGCTCTTAAAAGTGATGGCTCTGTAATTAGTGCCGGACAATGGGCGTTCTACAACGCCAATACCAATCAAATGTATTATGTCGGGGTCACCAATCCCACTAGTGTTAGTTCTGGCGTGGTTACTATTGATACCTCTAGTCGAAGTTGTTTAGCCATTAAAAGTGATGGCTCTATAATTGGTTGGGGGGATAATAGTGTCGGCCAAATTACTATTTCTACTACAACCCTTTCTAGAGCAGCCTGTGCAAAAAGAATTGCTGCTGGCCGCACCCATTCTCTAGCTCTTAAAAGTGATGGATCTGTAATTGCCTGGGGATTGAATAATTTTGGTCAAACCACTATTCCTTCTAGTGCCACTTCTGGTGTGGTGGCTATTGCTGGCGGCTGGCGCCATTCTCTAGCTCTTAAAAGTGACGGCTCTGTAATTGCCTGGGGAGATAATTTTTATGACCAAACTACTATTCCTTCTAGTGCCACCTCTGGTGTGGTGGCTATTGATTGTGGGGATTACCATTCTCTAGCTCTTAAAAGTGACGGCTCTGTAATTGCCTGGGGATATGGTGTTGACGGTCAAACCACCATTCCATCCAGTGCCACTTCTGGTGTGGTGGCTATTGCTTGTGCCCAATATTATTCTCTAGCCCTTAAAAGTGACGGCTCTGTAATCTCCTGGGGGCGTAATAGTGTCGGTCAAGCCCCCATTCCATCCAGTGCTGCTTCTGGTGTGGTGGCTATTGCTTGTGGCGTCGAGTATTCCATGGCCCTTAAAAGTGACGGCTCTGTGATTGGTTGGGGAATCAATATTTACGGGACGTCACCCGTTATTCCATCCAGCGCGCTTTCTGGTGTAGTGGCTATTGCTTGTGGTGGCAACCATTATCTAGCACTTAAAAGTGACGGCTCTGTAATTGCCTGGGGATATAATAATTATGGTCAAACCACCATTCCATCCAGCGCACTTTCTGGTGTAGTGGCTATTGCTGGCGGCAGCGAGCATTCCATGGCCCTTAAAAGTGACGGCTCTGTAATTGCCTGGGGAAATAATAGTAGTGGTCAAACCACTGTTCCAGCATCTTTAACTTAACAGAAGAGTTATACTATCATAGTTAACCATTCTTGATAAATAGTATAGATGTCCGTTTCTTTTAATTTTCCAGACCTCAACACTATTCAATGGCTCCCAGTTAATTATAAAACTGTAGGCCAAGATTATGTTACTAAATTTACTACTTTAAAATTTCAAGACGGAGTAACTTTTGGGTTGAATGAATGTTTAAAGAATTTTAAAGATGCATCATTTAATAAGAGCACTGGAATGTTCTTAACTGACATTAACACTAGTTCTAACATTTTAGAAGATGCTAGTAACCCCGACGATATTAGCAATCTGGCTCAAATTTTTACACCCATATGCACAGTTGATTCACTAGACAATAAATTAATAACTCTATCTACAACCTATGAATTGTCTGCCACATCTCGTGTGGCTATGGATTTATTTGGTAAAAATTCTAATGCTCAATCCTCAGATAATTTTAATTTTATTTTCTCTAAAGATTTCACACATGTATTAAACAACGCAGAAGAAAATTTTGTTTCGGTAGAAACCACTTATTATAGCAAAAACACTCAGGAAGTTCCTCATCAATTTTTATTAACTTGGAATAATATTAATAATAAATTAATTTTTCAACCAAAAATACATCCAGATAGTAATAGTCAGAAATTTTCTTATCTATTGTCCGATGATGGTATTTGTTTATTTAAACCGGATACAAACTTTTCTATACTGGTAGATAAGGATTCAAGCTCAGATACTTTTGTTTTTAAAAACTATACACCGACTCCGAATGAAGCCCTTCCTCTTTCTTCCTTTTTAAAATTTGTTTCTTATAAAATCCAGCAACTCTCTCATTCAGATATTGTAGACAGCCATTTGACTCGGTATGCAGTTAACAAATTAGACTATCAACAAGAAATAGTCCCAGACCCAGAAATTAATTCTGAGCCATATTCTCAAAATTTCTTAGGCATTTTTCCAGTAGAGAAACCCGTAATTGAAGATGATAGAGCTACCTACAATTTACAAATACACGGATTAAAAAATTATCAAACCCCTGAATACAATTACTCTTTTAATAAAAATTATGTAGATGGATACAATGGAGTTCATCGAATATATGATCACATATTTTCCGGATCCAATCAAAAAGAAGGTCTTCTTAATGTCCATTTGGGGTATACCGCAAATACTTCAGAGTTAACATTTTTAAGAGACCAAGAAACCCCATTTAATTTTGCCTCTACTTCTTTTAGAATGCCTTTGAGTAGTGCGGGCCTTATAGAAGACGGAGCCATTCCTGGTCATCATCCGTTTGTTTCTGATCGCATATACTTTCGCCAAATGGATTATAATGGACAAATACAGGGAGTGCCCCAACCTCCTAGTATAAACAAATTCACCAATACATGGTTATGTGCTTGGTTATCTGGGTCTAATAGCAATGGTTCATTATGGATGGATAGATTTTATAATGCAGCTTATTATACTTTAGACCAAGCCCTGACTTCAAACAATTTAATTTATCATGATAAAATAGACCCTTCTCAGAGTTACATAATAGATGTTCCTTCTACTATGTTTTTAGAACCAGGAGCCTTTTATAGATACTATCACAGTGGTATTAAGACTAGTCAACAATATGTGCCTTTTATAGACGGAACCTTCAACTCTCCGCTTGGATCAAAGGTACTGCATATAAGTTCTTGGAATTCTAATCCTTTACAGGACAATTCTTTATACCAAAACAATGGTTTAATACATCCTGTGGGTTTTTTGAACAAAGAATCTGATTATTGGGATTTGACTGGAGATAATCATGTTGTGTTTCCATCTAAAAGTCAATTATTAGAAGAACATCACTTTACAACCTCTTTATGGGTCAAAGTGTCTAACTGGTCTAATATTCAAGGGAAACAGATATTCGGTAATTTCTATGACAGTGGATATGGCCTACTCAATGATACATCTTTAACAGCACCTTTATTATCCTTTATAGATAAATCTACCGGACAACTTTATAATTTAAATTATAAATTTAAAATTGTAAACACTTCTGATACTCCTATAGATGCCTTAACCAAAAATATTATCACCGTCAGGCTTCCAGATTTTACTTATTGGGTATTTGATGCCAATAACGGAACTGGTATTAAATTTGACATTGAAGGAAGGAAATTAAAATCCACCACTCAAAGATTTTTTAGAATAGCTCAAATAGAAGTAGATGAAAATTCAAATCTACATATATTTCAACCTTACAAAAAAAGAGTAATTGTTTTAAATCAACATGGTGTTTTATTAAACAAACTTACTTATCACATTAAAAAAAGAGCCTCAGTTCGAGTGGAGCTTTTTAAATATCAAAATTTTTCTAAAACATCTGTTATTGAAATTTTTGGAAATGCTTCCGTGATTGACAATGAAGGACACATCTGGCAAGTGTTAGGCAATAACCTGTACAAGTCAACTTACAATGCAATTTCAGATGTTCATGGGTCACCGACATTTTTTGCGACTCTGGGAGTTACCCAACAAATAACCTGTGACTCTTATAACAATATATGGATATTACACGATCAAGATAAAATATCCATTCTTAAAGCAAATCAAAAATCTTTTCAGACCTTTAGAATGGGCAAACGCAAAGGCCTTCCTGAAGACCCTTGTTTAAAAAATTCTGTTAGGTTTCGATATCTTAACTTCGTCAAAACACCAGAAACTAGTACAGTAGATTGTGAGGTTCAAAAATATAAAGATTTAGCAATATTAATAGATGTAAGAGACAACGAATTAATGTTATTAGATTTAAACGGAGATCTCCTCACTCGTTTAGACATGACCACATTGTATGGATTAAAATCTTCCGTTCCAGAATTTTGTGCGGATGGTGATTTTACTGGATATCAATTATTGAGAAGATTTAAGAGCAATAGTAAAAACATAGGTTGGAAATTTTATATAGCAGAAAAGACTGGTAGATACCCAGAAACATTATCTTTAAAATATGACAGTTCTTTACTGCATCCCGGGTGGCATCATTTTACTTTTGTTTTTGATGCAGAAAATGGAGTTGCCTCTTATTATATAGATTCTGTTTTAGTGGATCAAACCCCAGTAGACAAAACCAAACAATTGTGGTTTGATTATCGCTCCTCTTTATTGTTAGGTGCAGAATCTGTAAAAAATAGTAGTTTAAATGATTTAATTAATCTTCAAGATGCTTATAAATTTATAGGGCAAGTTGCAGATTTGAGAATTTATAATAAATCTTTATCTCAGGGAGATGTTGAACAATTATATTTTAGTTTTAAATATTCAGACAATCGCAAACCGTTAATTTGGAATATGTCTACAGGTAAACGAAATTATATCGAAAACATTCAACACTGGTTTCAATTACAATTACCCGGAAGCAAGAGTAAATATTTTAACATTAACATTCACAATTTAAACACAACACCGGAAATACAAGCTCTTATAGAAGATGCTATAAGAAAAAATATATCTAAATTAGCACCTGCCTATACTTCTTTGTATAAAATAAACTGGTCATAACCCATGAGTTCCATTCCAAACATTCCTACCAAATTTAAAGAAGGTTGCTCTTTGATATATCTTATAGATGAAAATCAATGTGTGGCACATTCCAGAGACACCATTAATAACAATATTTCTTCTTTGTCTAGCAATTTGCTAAATCTTGAAAATTATGCCCAGTATTGGAATACAGCATATTCAACTTTTTTATCCAACAGTGCTTCCTGGTTGATTGCATCTTCTCATATACAACAATACAATAAATTGTGGTCTGGGACTTATACCACGGTTAATGCTTTAAGTGCTAGTTGGTACACTCCTTTTACATTATACTACCCTCAAATTGTTTTAATAGATACCTGGTATAGCAATCCAGCCGCCTATACCGGCAAGCTTATTCCCGATTGGTTAACAACAAATTTTCCTCCTTTAAAATATGCCCCTTCACAAATAGTATATATTCAAGTTAATCTGTATCAGCAACAACCCTTTAGTTTTAGTTTTAGCAGATCTCTTTGGGAGGGATGTGCCCCTCAAGGAGGTGCCTCATTTGTTTGTAATCAAGAATGCGGAGACAGACCTAATAGAGGATGTAATCACCATGACGAACATGCTGGTTGGGGTGCCTGTGATAATGCCTTTGATCACTGTGGGGTTTCTGTAAGAGCTTTAAATTCTTCTTTCTCTTGCGGCAGTTCTGGCGGAAGACAATTACAAATAAATAAAAACTTAACATCGGTAGACACGAGTGTTGCTCGAATTTTAAAATTTACCTATAAAAACATTAACAATACTTGGAGTTTGATATAAATGTACAACTTTACCGCCATAGGCCTTTCTTCAACTATAGGTGACTCTTTGCCTCTTGTAAACCAAAATTATGAATTTTTGGATCAATGGACTGCAAACATACAATTAAGTGCCACTCAATATTGGCAACCTTTGATAGATTTGTATAATAGACATTTAACAGATTGGAACCAATCTTTAACACTGGCTCAGCAAAACTCTGCAATTTGGACCAGTGTTTCTACCACAGTTGAAAGTTTTAGTGCAGCGTGGCTTACTCCATTATCTCTGTTTTATCCCCAAATATATCCTCAAAATACAGATCTGGCCACCGTTAAAAATACTATAACTGCATGGCTCAATCAAAATTTTCCAGTATCAAATGCATTCACATCTGCTCCCTATTATGTAGAAAATCAAAAAGCAATTGTTTATAATTACAATTATTATATAGCAAACATTGTCAATGAAAAACAAACAATTGTAGATCAAACTACCTGCAGCACGCAAGACGGTGTTTCTGTAATTAATTGTCGTAGTGATTTAACCGGAACTGCATTTTGTAGTAATGGAGATGTGGCCTGTGATGGTAATGGTAGTCAATGTGCTCATAATGAAAGTGTAAGTTGTTCATTTAACGCCGGTCCCTATATTGTGGGTCAGGGATATAAAACTGTAGTAGTGCCCAGAGATCCTATAAGAACTATTGATGATGATGGTAATACTGTTCTCACGGCTCAATCGCCGATAACTACCACAGTTTATGGCAATTTAAGTAATACAGGCCAATCTTATATACAAGCAAATATAAGCACCTATTTTGTAAATCAATCCGAAACAACCTCTCTTAATTATTTTAAATTTATAGTCAAGGACTGTCAGTGGGTTTATGTTTCATCCTTTTAATAGATAATTCAATATGGCAAATAACCGACAATTCACCTATGAAATATTTGAACAAGATTGCTTAGGCAACAGTGCTGGAAAACATAATTTTAATAGCTTGAGCTTAGAAACTCAAATATGTAATTTGTCCAGTTCTTTCATGTCTCCTAATAACTTGTTTACGACTTCTTTAAGTGGATTTTTGGCACAAGTAGATAAACTTAAACAATTCGGAGATTTAAATAGATTTAATAAAACCTTTACCACAGTTTCTTTGTTAAGTTCTTATTGGAATGTTCAAGACTTTTCAGTTTTATACCCTCTCAATATATCCAGCCAAGGAGGCCAGTCAATAGTAGGCCCAACCTCACAAACTCCAGCAACAGAATTAATTTCATTGGCTCAGTCTTATTTAACTGCCAATTTTCCTAATAGTTCTTATACACCAAATACAAGAGCCAGTGTAAACATGTTTGTTTATAACTATCCCTCTAATCCGTATGATCCCAATATTCTTAATTCTGTAACAAATTCTAATGAATTTTCCTTTACAAACAGAAGCATGAATGTTTCTATGTCTAGACAAGACATACATCTAGAAAAGGGAAACATTTTCCAATTTTCAAATATTAACAATAAATGGGCCAGCATTAATGTATTAGGACCCACCGTTGTCTTGGACTCAACTACCAACAGAAAAAAAATAACATTAACCATCAATTCAAATCAAATAAATTTTAATGTAGGAGACGTTATTAGAAAGATGCCAGAGTATGTGCAAGGCCACACAGATGTCGTGCTGACTATCAATAGTGGGGTTATAATATCCAGTGGTAGACCAGAAGATGCGGCTCTTTCAATAGCTAATCTTAGTAATGGAGATTATGTATTTTTGTTTAATAATGGTATTATTATTGGATGTGGTGGATCCGGCGGTCAAGGAGGTGATAGTTTGGATACAAAAAACACCAAAGGTGCTGCCGGCAGTCGCGGTGGACCTGCCATAGCCGCTTTTGTTCCTTGTACCATAGAAAACCACGGGCACATTTATGCGGGCGGCGGCGGCGGTGCCGGCGGAACTGGTGGTTTAACTGGATCAACCTCGGTCGGAGGCGGCGGCGGCGGCGGTGCTGGAATATACGGAGGCACAGGTGGTCGCAGAGGCACTAACATCATTTATAGAAGTAAAGGGGTATTTGTGAATGATGGTTTGCCAGGAGAGCGTTCCTTAGGTGGCATAGGAGGTCCGGGTTTGTCTACAGATCCTTTAGCTACGGGGGGTAATGGTGGTAATATCGGTAAGCCTGGATTTAAATCAGATTCAGCAGATGGAGGGCCTGCGGGATATTATATACTAGGAAATTCAAATGTTTTCTGGGCTATTACCGGTGACGTAAAAGGCGAGGTGTCTTAATATAATATATGTTTGCCTTGTTTAATACAAATCTTAATTTTATAGGTTATTCGCCAGACATTCAAGACCAGCCCCATATTTTAAAAAAAGAAATACCGGAACACCAAAGAGATCTTAATGTTTGGAAATGGGAAGGAAATTATACAGATGGAAAAATGGTTTCTATTTTTGAAGAAGGGATTCCTCAAGAAGAATTAGAAGAACAAAAAAGAATGTTTAATGATTTAAATTCAAAATATCCAACCGGAGTTCAGTTGGTTAATATTATAAGACAACTTAAAAAAATAGCAGAACAATCTGAACTTCAAGATGACAGGTTTATGGACATGGCTGAAAATGTTTTAAATGTTATGGACAAACACGATAAACATCTTAAATATGTTTTAACCAGAAAGAAATTTTTTAATTAAAAATGAATACCAAAAATCCAGACCCCTATTTATTTTTCAAATATAATCGTGGCGTGGGAGACCTCGTTGCCAGCATTCTACATTCAAAGGCCTTCGGGTGGCTTACAAAGAGAATTACCGGAAAAGATAAACCATGTACCATCTGCTCCAAAAGAGCTGATGCTTTAAATACTTTATTTCCTATACCATTTTGGAGATTGTTTTTTAAAGATGTCGCAATCATGACCGAATCTTTAAGTGATGATCTTCGTCGTGCCGGATATCAAACTTCCATGACATCAAATAGATCTGAGATATCTTCCATGAAAACAGAATTTATTCCCGAAGAAGGAAACAATAACAAATCTGTAAATTTTAATCCTTTAAATGATATATTCAATGATGAAAAATTGGCAAAATATTTCTTTATAAGCTCTAGTGATCAGGAAGTGGATCATTTATTAATACGCACACAATATTTTAAACTTAAACCTTAATTATGGAAATTACCGTTATACGAGCCCCTGAGGAAAATTCCTTGGAATCTACACAATATTTTGGATTATTGTTATCAAAAACCTTGACTCTAATACACATGACTCATTGGTATATTTTAAATCCAAATATTCATGAAATATTGGGAGATCTATATGAAGACTTAGATGGTCTATTTGACAAACTGCAAGAAGAGGTTATAGGCACTACTAAACTTCAAGGCAAGCCGTTTCCATATTTTTCACCTGATTGTTTAGATATAGAAAATTTAGATCAATATAAAGGTGACAACGTAGATCTTATGGAAACCTATCACAAGACTACCACAAAACTTATAGCCATATTAAATTCCTTAGAATTTACCAATTATATAGGTTCTGTGTCTTCTGGACTAAACAACACCAAGGAAGACATCCTTTCCCGTGTTAATAAGGCTAATTATTTATTAGCCATGATACAAGTATAGTCAGTACCGTACATACCTTCTAAATTCAGATCTGAATGCGGTTCATACCAGCCATTTCCTTGGTAGATATCTAATACTTGTTGGAAGTAGTGTTCATATTTTCTAGCTATCACACTCATGGAGTAATTAGCATTTGCCCAGGCGGCACATGTATAGGGGTTAATGTTTTTAATATTATTAATAGCCCATATAAAATCACCCATAGTTCTTCCACGATAACCCGTAACTCCGTGAGGATTGACTTCTGTAAAAGCTCCCCAATCAGATGAAATTACCGGAGTTCCGGACATGTGGTATTCTACTTGTACTCCTCCAAATGGTTCTATGTAGGTGCTCGCAATAAAACCAGCCTTTGCCTTAGACATCAGCTTTCTTCGGGTTTCAATATCTGCGTAACCTATACATTCAACATGAGACGGCCATTCTTTGAGACCCACATTAGAAGGATCTCCCTGACCTGCTATAATTAATTTGTGTCCAGTTTTTTCAGTGGCCTGAATGGCTATGTCTACTCCCTTGGCGCTAGTTATTCGGCCCAGAGCTAAAATGTAATCATCTTTCTCTGCTTCAAATGTAAATTCTGTAGGATCAAAATAATTGGGAATTACAGTATGATACCAATCCATAATACCCATGGCCACAGCATTCACTCCACACAAAGCATGCATTACTGCATAAGACTCATACACCTTGAAACGAGAAAAAGAATGTGGATATCCAATACCTGGTTCCACCACAATCAAATCCTGATTAGCATCACAGGCACCCTTAACTCCATATCCCCAAAAAGCTAAAATAAAATCATTCTTTTGTTTTCGTTTAGCAATTTCTTTTCCGGCTCTTTCATTAAAAACCGTATGAGCATGATCCCCTGCATTATGCTTGAAGAAATTTTTCTTCCAATCATAATTGCCATAAGCAATCTCTAAATCTTCATCAGTGGTGACTGTAACATGTTCATCGGCATCTACCACACTATCTGCGTGTCCATAATGAATAAGAGTGTGACCTCTCCCTTTCATCATCCTACAGAACTTGACAACCTTTTGAGTAAAGGCACAAGCATTATATTCTGGGGAACTAACGGTGTGTGGTAGACCTAGGACATGAAATCTCATAATATTATATATAAGATATTCATTCCTATTTTCAACTATTCAACTAAAATATTATCTTATAAAAGACACCCCAATTTCATTACAATTATACAAATTACCTGCATATGCAGCCTGAATTCTACACGAATTAATTGTTTTAGAATCAGCAATCGTAGAACGTGCTCCAATTGAAAGACCTCCATCAACAGCGGTTGTACTATAATAAACACCACCTTGTATGACATAGTATGCATCAATCATAGGAGATGTAAATGTTATAGTATAATCGCCATTGGCATTACTAACAATATGGTCTACATTAAATGAGGCCTTTATCATAGATCTGATTGTCAAGGTTCCTGCTGGCGCATTACCATAGTCGAGGCTTACTTCGAATGTATAACTGTTGGCATCGAGCTCTGTAATAACACGGCCAACACTAGTGTCCCATATACTATAATCAGGTGACGAATTAGAATCCATCGCATTAACTATTTCTGCTATCATACCCGTGGAATAACCATGAGATGTATGAGTAACAGTCACCAAGTTCCCGCTTCGGGTATAAGGCTTGGTTGTTTGAGGCACACCACAAAAGGTTACCCAAGCTTTTGTTGAAAACCGAGTATCACTTCCCAACACAACCTGGTCACCTCCCGCATTGGTGTCTGGTGCAGCCGTATCCACTAAGGCAGCTGTGCCCAAAGATAATGATCGAGAGGATGCATAAGTTACTAATCCAGTGGAATTGACTTCTATAACGGGAATTGATAGAGATAAATCACTTATGGTTTTTGGAACATGGGTAAAATCACCAGAGGGCACACTAATAGAAGCATTTCTAAGATTTGACACCCAGTTAGTATTGGCTGGGCTATTGTATATAATACCCGGACTAGTAGAATTTCTCACCCATTTTCCGTTTCCATATACTCCACTATATGTTGCACCCGGAGATGTTCCAGCCGCCTGCCACGCAATTCCGTCTGTGGTACTGTACCAAATGCCTTGGGTTCTTAAATAAAGTATTCCGTTTTGTTGAACAAAGGTTGCTGATGTGCCCAATCCCGAGACAACCAAGTTTCCTAAGGCAAATCTCTTTAGGTCGGAAGAATAATACACAACAATACGAGCCGTTGAACTTATGTATTGAGTGGTTATTAGTATATACAAAGAATTGTAGTATACAATGCTAGATGGACCCGTCGTAGACCACCCAGTCAAAGCTTTAAAATGTTCTCCATCTGTAGAATCTGTAATTGTTCCTGCATATCCAACACCAGTATATTTGTTGTTGACATATAATAAAGAATTAAATAGAGGAAAATTGTTATAAAGATTTGCGGGGCTCCGGGTGAATAGATAATCAGGTGGACTAATTCTTTTCCAATTGACCAAATCTGTGGAAGTGCAAAGATAACTGCCACAAGTAATCCATCTACCGTTTAAATACCATATACCATATTGAGTCATCGTTGACCAATGGGATGAGGTCAGGCTAGAAGAAATATTGGTATAAAGATCTGTCAAGCTAGTTGGTGCTGCTACGGTCGTCCAAGTTATTCCATCTGCAGAAGATTGCATTATGACATTGGTGGTACTTGCATTTAAATAATAACGCCCATTCGCATATGTCATGGAATTTACCCCCACTGTGGTAGCGGGAACTGAATATGTCCAAGTAATTCCGTCTGTTGACATATAAAATCTTACAGTTGTACTAGAAATAATACAAAATTTACCATTCAGAAATTTTATGTTTGCAACAGTTCCGGTCCACGATGCTATTGTTCGTGTGGTCCAATTTATCCCGTCTGTTGAAGTTGTACATTTGCCAGCGGAGTCCACCATGACAAATGTATTATTACCAAAAACCACTCCTTTTATATGAGTAGCTAAACCGCCTGTAGCATAAGGAATAGAGCGCCTAGTCCAGGTCAGGCCATCAGAAGAAGTTGCAAAAGAGGTTCCATAGGATCCCGTAGGACTCAGTCTGTAATTACCGGCGGTTACAAACAGTCCGTTGCCGTAAGTCACGGTATTTAGGCCGTATAAAAAACCCGCCGTTGTTCCGGTATCTGCCGGAGAGAGGGCATTATAAAGTAATCCACTGACATATATTTCAGCCCAATCTTCCCCGTTGGTAGAAGTGTATATCCCTCTTTTTGTGCCTGTGCTGCTGCCGCCAACTGCCACATAAAGCCCGTTTGCATATGTTAAATCCGCAAAATTAAAAGTACCAATAGAGCCACCTGGTGCATTTCTTTCAAACCAGGTATTAGAATCTGTGGAAGTAATAAGCCTGTCTATTGTAGAACCCATTATTATATATTTTGAATTTAAATATTGAGCGCCCGGACTTATACTAGTAAAATAAGCATCTAAAGTTCCACCATCAGCGATATTGTTTACACTTTTAATGACCCAATTAATGCCATCAGAAGATATGTAAATTCTTCCATAAGATGCAGATACCACAAATTTTCCTTCATTATAGGTTATAGAGTTTGCAATAGTTGAAGAAGTTAAAGGAACTGAATACATTCCAGACAAAGAAATAGTCCAGGTAACTCCACCATTTAAAGAATAATAAATAGTATCATCACACACCACAACATAGGTATTTGACCCCGATGCATAGGCAACTCCGGAAAAAGTTCCTAAAAAATTATTTGATTTCCAAGTTATTCCGTCTGAAGAATTTAATTTGGAACCAGAACCCAGAGCCCATATATAATTTCCAGCAACTGCAAAAGAAGAACCCAAATCTAACCCACCAGAAATAGTCCAATTTAGTGCATCTGTAGAGCGAGCATATGAGCCAGAATCTATTGAACCGTCTTTATTCTGCAATCTACATATATAAAGATTGTTAAAAAATTCTAAGTAACGGGCAGTTTTACCACCAAATACATTAGTGGTGTGGTTCCAGGTTGTCGTGTCTGATAAAGATGCAAGTGCGGCTAATCCTTTATTATCAGTTGCCAATAAAGGGGCGTATGGTTTTTCGGAAGATTTAACTATGGAAGTAATTACTCCGTACGCTGCATTCGCTACATTTCCGAAAAGTGGGTCCTTTTCTGCCCACACTCTACTCAATCTTCCTAGAGTTAAATCTATATAAGATGACACAATACGAATCCCGTCCGTGTACACCACTTGTATTTTATTTGAATCTGGTGACAATGATAAACAAATAGAATCATTTTGAATAGGATAGGCGCCTTGTGCGGCTAAAATGCCTATATCATTTTCACTGTTGTATAGAGTTAATCCAGGAGTGTTAGGGTCCATTATAGCCCACCCCAAACCGTTAAGTTGATAACTTGTATCAAATCCTCCATCAATACCGTTTTTAAATATTATACTAGAATGGAATGGAATTGTTTGGCCCACATTATCATCTAAATTATACCCGGCTACAACAAAATAATGAGCATCTGTTTTTCCGGTTTTGACTCTTAAATATCCAATATTTCCTATAGCACCTATTCTAAGAGGATGGGTTGAACCATATAAGGCAGCATAGGGGCCTATATTTTCAGCTGCCGGATCAGCAAAATTATATATTGACTTCCATTCCATATACCCCCCATTGTTGCCGGTGTTCCAATTTATACCCGTTGAATGATATAAAGAATATTGAGGTACCACAGTTGCGGCAATTGATTGAGTAGGTTCACCATTGCGAGTTAATGCCCAAAAAAATTCACCATTATATCCAATTTTAGCAATGCTTGGCAATGTCCCGACGCCACTATTTATATGCAGTTGCAAGTTCTTCCATGTTAACCCATCCGTGGAACTGTAACCATATGAAAAAACAGCAGGGTCTCCGTTTACAATTTTTATAAATTGATTATCAATACAAAACATGTTAACTAATATTGCACTATTAGGGTTGAAGTACGCCGCAAAATCATGTAAACTATAATTCCAGGTGATTCCTCCATCTAAGGATACAGCATTTGCGTAATTAGAAAAACAGATAAGAATTTTTTTATCACTCTGTGCAACACCTACCACAGAGGGAGCAGTCGTCTGTCCTTGGAAAACTCCAATTTGAGACAACACAATTACATTATCCTGCCAAGTAATTCCTTCATCTGTGGAAATATGAGTTCTTATTTGAGGAGTTATTCCGTCAGCAAGATATTCTATTCCGGTATCAAAAAACAAAAGCCCGGCAGTAGAAAACCCGTAAGACCCCGCTGGCGAAGGATTTAGAGCAGACAAAGAACCCACACCAGAGCCGGTTACAATGCCGGTTAAGTGGCTGCCGTCTCCGTAAAGAGTTGTTGCTGAGACATAAGAAGAAAAGGTACCAGAAGAAATGCTTAAATTTGAAGGATATGCACCGGTGGCTCCAATAAGCCCTTGTATGCCTGTGGCTCCTGTGGTCCCTTGTATACCTGTAGCACCTAGCCCAGTAGCTCCAATAAGCCCTTGTATGCCTGTGGTCCCTTGTATACCTGTAGCACCTAGCCCAGTAGCTCCAATAAGCCCTTGTATACCTGTGGCTCCTGTGGTCCCTTGTATACCTGTAGCACCTAGCCCAGTGGCTCCAATAAGCCCTTGTATGCCTGTGGCTCCTGTGGTCCCTTGTATACCTGTAGCACCTAGCCCAGTGGCTCCAATAAGCCCTTGTATGCCTGTGGCTCCTGTGGTCCCGGTAAGTCCTTGTATACCAGTAGCACCACCGGGTGTGCCTTGTAATCCAGTAGCGCCTTGTATACCAGTAGCACCACCGGGTGTGCCTTGTAATCCAGTAGCGCCTTGTAATCCAGTGGCACCTATTCCAGTAGCGCCTTGTAATCCAGTGGCACCTTGTAAACCTGTAGCACCTCCCGGCGTCCCTTGTATACCAGTGGCTCCTTGTACTCCCGTGGCCCCAGTAGGACCACCAGAGGGACCAGTAGATCCCACAGGGCCCGTGGCTCCTGTAGCACCTAGTCCCGTAGCCCCTTTTAGTCCCATGATGCCGGCAGGGCCACTGGGCCCCGTTGATCCAGTAGCTCCCAATGATCCTGTGGCACCTGTGGGGCCTCCTGAAGGCCCCGTGGCCCCTAAGGGTCCTGTGGCACCTTGCACGCCTGTAGCACCAGAAGCTCCTATACCCGTAGCACCCGTAGCTCCTATACCCGTAGCTCCAGTAGCACCAGCGTGCCCATCTGGTCCAACATTTCCGGTTAATCCCATAGGTCCGCTGGGTCCTGTAGAACCAGTCAATCCAGTGTTTCCTGTAAAGCCAGTCAATCCAATAGGCCCAGAGGCTCCATCAGGTCCGGTCGGTCCAATAGGTCCTGTGCTTCCTATAGGTCCGTCTAATCCAGTGGGTCCAATGGGACCGGAAGGCCCGGAGGCACCCAGAGGCCCAGTGGCTCCTAATAATATAACATCTCTTACAACACCGGCTACGTAATTATTAATAGCACTCAACGGTAATGTGCTGGTAATATTGTTGTGACTAGCCAAGAGCACATCAGTCGCACTCGGATTGGTCACTAAAGGAAAATCTCTGATGGTTTTATTACGCATATTATAATTATATTTAGATCCAAGCTATCGGTTTTTGATCATCTCCCGTTAAGATGTCTTCTAGATCATCTACAATGAAATTTCCTTCGGTGTCTATATTGAAAGTTATGTATATTGGCACACTACTAACCATACCCATTAAGTTACTAACTTGACACACATAGACCCCCGAGGTTTCTGGCACAGATTTAAATATTTTATAATCAGTAAAGGCGCCACCAACTATGGGTGTATTATTATGATACCATTGATAACTAAAGGGTTGTTCGCCAGATGCTATTATAGATAAGGCACAGAAAGATCCTACATTAATACTAAGAGCAGAAGCAGTCTGAAATATAATAGTAGGAGGCAACTTTTTAATATGTATCACTTCTGTTTGTAATTGTTTATACAAGCCGTAATCATTACCAAATATGTCACATCTCCATTGAACCATGGTACCTTTATTGGCTAATAATTTATTAACATGAGTTCCATATACATCGGATAAAAGTTCTTTTCTGTAATTAGAATCCGAAGTTTTATCTTTCCATATTACATTATTATCCTCATTAAATTTCCAAAATTGAAAATCATCTTGCTGACGCGCCAAGCCATGAGTGTTATAACCTAATATTTCATAATCAGATTGATATGGAGTAAATTTTTGGTTTTCCTTGGTTCCTAATATAACACCAGCCTTGGCACCAGATCCATAAGGCTCCATTATCCATTTGTTATCTATTCCATCTAATACAACGGGAGATAATTGATCCTTTTTAGTCAATCCTCTATTGCGAGATCCATACTTTTTGGGATCCAAAAACACCGCTTCACTATTAGATAAACTTATAGCCGATAAATTAGTTTGATTAACAGAATAACTATACCCTCTTCCTCTGTAGGTAGATACTCCCAAATTTTCAGGTAACATATACCCACCTACTTCATTTTCTGTTACGGCTAAATTAGGGAAAGAAACCGTGGCTGCGGTCGGAAAAAATCTATTATCCAAATTTGCATAAGGTTCCGCAGGTTCTATAAACACACCCGAATTGAAAATTATATAATTGGATATGCATCTGTTTTTTAGATACAAATTTTCAGAATAAGAAAAAGAATTTACAGCATAATAATGATATCTTGCTGGTTTATATTCAGAATATCCTTCTAATAAAATATCACTTAGTTCTGTAGAGCCTTGTATAATACAATCTAGTTTATTAGACCGTAAAATAGATTCTAAATTAGAATACTTCTTGTCAAATATAATTTTATTCCATTGAACAGTATTAATAGTAACATCAAAATTTAATGGTTGATCCCACCCTAAATCCAAGGCTCCAATTCTATTGTATTGAACATAATCCCCAGTGTTTAAAGACATGACAGAAATGTCTGGCTGATGGAGAGGCACATAATCATATACAAATTTAATTTGCCCAGCATAAACCACTGGGTTTGTAGGAACCTTTGCCCAAAAAGGTTTTGCCCCAAAAGAAGGGCCCACATTTAGGTTTGAAAAATTACTCATTTCATAATCCCAACCATCCAATTTAATATTGATAGTAAATGATACACCCGGTTGATAAAATTCCACACCAGCAAAGGTGTCAATGTAGGAAGTGCCGCCTTGATGTTCGTATATTAAATAATCATTAGGTCTTAATATAATATCAGATACCAATGTAGTTTCTATCCAATTACCACTTTGATTTTTGATAGCCTTGCGCCACACCGGATAGAAGGGCACACACCCATTTATTCTTGTAGATATGTAACTTATAAAAGAATCATAATTTCCGTCCCCGGATACAAGATATTTATAAAGATTAAAATGGGTTTGATCTGAAGTAGCTATTTGTTCCATCAAGCTATTAGTTAGAGATAATTCTCCCATACTAATAGCTTGAATTTCTATACCTTTATTTTTATATTGTTTTGCTAAACTTACAATATCTGCGGAATCTTCTGTGGTAGATACCCCATCACTAATAATAACAATTTTTTGTATAGCACCTTTTTGAGGCGAATTTAAAGCCCCACTCAATTTTGATTGATTCGCCAGTGTAACATTAAGACTACTGCATAAAGTTTTTAAATCTAAAAGAGTTTTGTCTAATCCAGGAGATGTTGGATTTAAGATATTGTCACACAAACGCAAAGCAGCTGAAAAGTTAGTTTGATAATCTGGAAATTGAGTGGGACAATTTAAAGCTTCTATTTGAAGATTTAGTTCATACTCTTCATTGGTAAGATAGTTTACCATTACACTATTAGCAGCAAATCCTACTATAGCAACCTGCACAGATTTTTGTCTATCATAACAAACATTTGAACCATCATTTGTGCAGGCATTAATAAGCTTAGAACATATAGTGTTTACAGCTTTTTTAACTTTATCAAAATCAAAACTTTGTGATCTGCTATAATCCAAGGCTATAACAATGTCATACTTTACATCATTGCCATCACACATGATGGCATTTAATTTTGGATATATGTAATTGCAAACAAAATAAGGTGAAGATTTGGCAGATATAGTATTACCAGCACCACTGGAACTATTAGTTCTAAGACCAGATCTGCAATAGGTATAACGCCGACCCGTTTTCAGAATCATTCTATCACCTACTTCAGACAATGTAGTATCGCTGGTTTTCCATCTACCAGTACCAAACCCAATGTTTCCATCTCCTTCAGTTTGATCTAATTGAAAGAAGGAGAATTGTGGGCTATCCTTTATATTCAAGCCTCTCGTGTCTACCCAAGAACCTATAGTAAATTTATCTCCAAGACCAAAAGGATCTGCAAACAGATAGTCTGCTGTGCCGTTATAATCTGTGACCTTATTCCCTTTATGACCAATCGGTGAATAGTGTACGGCTTTACAAGAACATTGAGTCCAATAATTTTTATTAGATAAAGAAACCGGGTTAACAAAGTCTTGGTCTTTGTAATATTCATGTGGATATGTTTTTCCATACACACAATTCTTTTCATGGTTAATATATTTAAACACCTCATCAGCAAAGGTATCTTCTCCGCACCATATGAAAGATATCTTCTCATTAGCATTTGCTTTAAATGATATAGAACTTTGTATTGAACCATCCACAAAATGAGAACATTCAACGGCACTCATTTGGCCATAAATCATTATGTTTTGGGTGGTTATGTTTAAGTGACTCACCGGTTCACTTCCGTACCAGGCAGCTTCTGTTGCTTGGGTAACATCACCTCTGCTGTTTAATTTATAAATTACATCTGATGTGGAAATAGTCTGCCCGGCAACTGCACCGGCCATAGCATAAGAAGAATTAACCTCTGATAGTCTTATAGGTAAACAATCATTTTCTGTGAAATTGGTAGGTAAAGTGTCACCAGTTGTGAAAGTTTGTACCGGCCATTGTATATTATTAGTCCCCTTGATGATTGCTAAATCTGTTCTATCAAATTTATAAACAAATGATATCTCAGTATCTATCCCCGAGTGAATTTCCGGAGTTGTATAATCATGAGTTCTTTTTATAATGACATCTGCTTCATCAGAAAATTTACCCGCAGTGGCCCCTCTGTCTATTAAAGTACTTTGATTTAAATAAATGGGAAGGGAAGCTGTTAGAGGAAAATTTGTAGTATAATATTTGGTTAAAATGTCTACTTGTTGTTCGGTAGTTAAAGCTTTAAAGAATTTATCATTATTTCTTTCTAAATTAAAGTTTTTGAAAATCATTTCACGGGTATCTAGGTCATACCCAACAAACGGATATAAAAACTCTGTAACCTCTCCGCCTTTTAATATGATATTAGTTCTACCGTTTACTGGTAAACTATATGGCCCTTGTAACCAAGCTCCTTCCACTGTTCCATTTTTATCAGAAAATAATAAATCAGAATTTGTGTAAGTCGAACCCGGAGTTGCTCCGGATTGAATAAAAGAAGATTCTTGAATGTTTATAGGTGAATATGAATTATTATAAACATTATGTTTTAATTCTTGATATCCACTTGGCCATAAAAACCAATTATCTCCCTGAGCCATTCCTACATTTAATATAAAATCTGGCTGAGCCACTTCTTCCAATTTTACAGCAGTAAGACCGTACAAGGTTTCACCTAAAAATTTTTGACTAATGGCTATTTGATTATTGATCTGAGAAGTTTGGCTGGATAAAGAGGGGTTTGAAGTTACATTAGAAAGATAATCTTTGAATATGTTAGAGAGTGGAGTGTCTGACACCCTGTCTAAAAATCTAGTAGAAATCATGCCAAGTATTTCCTTTTCAGAAAAGGGATTTACATCATCTTTTAATGGTAAAAAATCTTCTATGTGGCTATAATCCAGATATTCTTTTACATCAACACTCGGATCTGAGTCATGATAATTTGCAACATCATGCAGCTCTTCTAGTTCTATAAAGAAATCATTTTTTATAGAACTTAATTCCGGAAACATTGTTTGTATCGGCAATGCCGGAATTTGAGTAACCAACCCGTCCCTTTGAGTAAAGGTTCTCAATACATAATCATATAACAAAGACTCTAAACCTTTATTAGAACCTATTAAATTAAATTTATTTTTAGCTCTTTTAACAGACTCTCTTTTTGAATTTAAAACTTTGGCCACCTCTGTAAGTTTCTTGGCAAAAAAAGGAATTGCTAAAATAAGATCTTCTTGATTATTATAATCTATATCTTTTATAAAAAGATTAGTTTCATTTTGAGCAAAAATAAAATTAAGATCTTTAATTAACTGTATAAATTCTTGTTTTAATGCCTCCTTAGCTTTAGATGAATGCTGATTTTTGTTATTGTACCATTGTTTGAGGTATTGTATATAAGCAGATTCAGAAGCCCCGTGAACATCTGCATAACTCTGTTGCATTTGCCATTGGCTAAAAGTCCATGGTGTTGAGTTTTCAGAATGATTAGACATTGGTAATATTTATATTATAAAACTAAAAGCCTTCGAGAATTACCATTAGAATCTTGACAGGTTATATATCCACTAGCGGATGTTCCGTTAGAGAGAGATAAAGGTTGTGTTGTATATGCACCGAACCTTACATTTGTTCCTAAATCTATATACTTTGTATCTGTCCCAGGGTATAATTTTAATCCAACCTGGTCAGAACTGTTTTCTGCCCCATTTACAGAAATAAGACTATGACCGTTAGAGTCAGCGCCAGTTACCCTAACATGACTCACCGCAGAATTTGCATTAGAAATTTCAAATTGAGTAAAACTATTATAGGTGTTAAACAATATAGAATTAGAATCTGGAGTTTTGATGTATAATTTTCCGACACTAGAAGAAACAGCCGCGTTATCATTCCAGGTGGTTAAGCTGGTGTATATGCTAGAGGTTAAATTGGAGCTACCATTTATAACCCCGTACGTATTAAACTCCATACCGTATCTTCCGTTACTCAAAGCAACTGCATTATAGCATTCTATTTCTCCAGCTGTCTGAGCATAAAAACCAGATCTTGTATTTAAACTAGAAGTAGTATTTTTAGCATCTATTTGTGAATTGGAATAAGAATTATAACCATTGGTGGTATTATAAGTTGCTTGGGAATACTTAGCATTTATTTGAGAATGGTTTTCAGCCAAATAACCAGCTAAATTGTGATTTGAATTGGCAT